CATCTGTTGTTTTTAGATATAAGAAAGTTTTTTCATTTATATCCTTGATTAAAGATTGTAAAAAATCTTTAGCTTCTTCAAGATTATCAGTAGATAAAAAATTAGCTTCTTCAAATAAATAAGAAGGTCTTACTCCATGACATACTAAAAGTATATTAAAAATAATATCAAGAAATTTTTTATTTGAATTAATTAAAGGTTGAAACAAATTGTAATAATCATCCTCTCTTTCTTTTGACTCTTCCCTCCCTTCTTCCTCTCCAAAATCTCTTTCTTTTGACTCTTCCCCCCCTTCTTCCTCTCCAAAATCTCTTTCTTTTGACTCTTGAGCTCCTTCTCCCTCTTCTTCCTCTTCTTCTTCGTAGTCGCTTTCTTCTTCCTCTTCGTAGTCTCTTTCTTCTTCTTTATGTTCTCCATATATCATATCTAATACTTTTTTCATAAAATTATCTGAATCATCAACCATATTATAAATTCCAGCAAGAGGAGCTTCTAATGTTGGTTCTTTTTCTTTACTTTTACTTTTCTCATAAGAACTTGCAATAATACCCAGATTATTTAGATATTTAACATAATTATAAAATTTTTTTGCTTTTCTTATAATATTAATAGTTTCATATTTATATGGTATACTTAGAGCTGTTTCTCTATCATTATTTTTTAAATCAACATTTGCACCTGCTAATGTAAGGGCAATTATTACACCTTTATTATTCGTTTCAGAAGCATACATAAGAGCTGTATATCCATCCCTATCTTGTATATCAACATCTGCACCTGCTGTTATGAGAGCATTTACTATAGATGCATCTGTATATGCTTCAGAGCGAGAAGCATACATAAGAGCTGTAAGTCCATAATTATTTTGTGCATTAACATCTGCACCTGCTATTATAAGAGCATTTACTATATTTATATCACCAGAATCAGAAGCTACCATAAGCGCTGTCATTCCATCATTATTTTGTTCATTAACATTAGCACCTGCCATTATCAGAGCATTTACAATTTCTACACGAACATAAAAACAAGCGTACATAAGAGGTGTATCTTTATCAATATTTTGCAAATTAAGATTAGGAAAGACTTTTATTAGTTTGTTGACGCGATTTAAATTATTCTCTAATATTGCGTTAAATAATTCCTCTATGTTGTAATATCTTTCTTCTTCCTCTTCTTCCTCTCTTTCTTTTGACTCTTGAGCTCCTTCTTCCTCTTCAAAATCTCTTTCTTGAACCCTTTCTTCATCATCCGAAGGTTCATATATATCTTCTTCTATAAATCCAGTATAGTTTTGAGGTGTATTAGTATTCTCTTTTATAAGTTCGCCATTTTTTAAAAATTTAGGTTGGTTAACCATTTTTCTAAAGTAATGAATATTATTTTTGGTTTCAAATAATTCAAAATTTTCTTCGTTAAATTGAGATATTATCTTTGAATTTATTTCTGATGGATCCGACAACCATAGTGGAATAGCAATTATACCATCATCTTTCAATATGTTATTTAAGTCCTCAAAAAATTTATCTGTAAAAAATTTTTCAAACGGATTTTCTATAGGACAATATTCCAAAACTATAATATCAAACAAAACTTTAAATTTACACATATCAATATCACCCTCACCAAATTTAAGTTTGCATTTATTTTCAATTAAATTTGTGTTTAAGTCATAACCAATATAATAGTTTATATGAGGGTCTTTAAGATATCTTTCTATAAATTCTTGTCCTTTTGGTATTTTTATTTCAGCTGTTTTATTGTTCGCACATAAGTATAAAATATTCTGACTAGTTAATCTGTCTAAAAAATCTTCTGTTATATTATTAGAGTTGATATCTCCTTGTAATTCAATACTATTAAGTTTTAAAATATTGTAAAATTTTTCATTTTCTTCTAACTTATATTCAGCAAGATTAGCTAGTTTTTCATCTACACCAACTCCATATTCAATAGTATTTTTTCCGTATTTAGTTCTTAAATAATTTTTAAATTCTTCTTTTACATAATAATCATAATAAGCATCGAACGTATCTAAGTCAGAATTTGTTGTATTAAAATCAGGATTATTTCCTATATAATTAATTGGAGTGCTATAATATTTCCAAATATTCACTACTTTTTTTTCTGGAGGTAAATTTTCATGCGATTTATATCTGACAGCACGTCCAATCGCTTGTGATGTTTTATTAGGCAAAGGATTTGTTTCAAGAAAATGTACATGACCTACATCTTTTAAAGTTATACCTTCAAAACCAGATTCTGTAGATAAAAAGACCCTATACTGATTGCCATACATATTATTTTTTTTATTAAATGACTTGATAAGATTTTCTTTTGTTTCAGCTTTTAAATCCCCGTGATAGATAATAGAGCTAATATTACACAAATCAAATAAACTTTTTATTAACCGCAAACCCGCCTTTTCAAGAAAAAAGCTAAATATAACATGTTTAGAGTCTAAATTTTTTAAAATATTAAGAATTATTGTAAGTATCTTTGGAGATATGGATTGTAACATTTTATTTTTCATAATTTCATGTGATACCCATCCACCACTTCCATCTTCTTTTTTTAAGGTGTCAGGTATATTGATATATGAGTATTTTTTAGAATATTTTTTTTCTACATCTCCATAGAAAGGTTTTTTACAAGTTGGACATCTTTTTGGCTTATTTTTTAAATATACTTTAAGACATTCAAAATGAAATATATCTCCACATGGTAGTTGATAAATTTCATTATTGGTTCCAAAAAATGACTTATCGCATATATTACACATATCATACATATAATCTAAATTCTCATTTACAACTTCTTCTTTTTGTTCATCATTATCATCAGTTAAAATTGACTCTTCAAATAAATTATCTGTTTTTTCTGTATTTTCTGTATTTTTTAGTTTTTCTATCTCATTTCTTACTATACTTTTTATTTCTTCAGGATTTATTTCATCATACGAAATAAACTTACTTAATATTAGCTTGTCAATAATTTTTTTTACTATTTCAGCTAAATTTTCGTCATTTATTTCCATTATATCTTCATATGTTGGTGCTACTACATAAAAAGCATTTACTATTATCATCTCTATGGTTTCAGGTTCCGGTTTATTTTTTTCAAATTGAGACCTAATAGTAGATGGACTTTTTAGAGGAAATGGTAAACTAGCATATATCTTTTTTCTTTCTTCTTCTTTAATTTCTATTTTATTTATACCAGCATAATTTACATTTGATATAGCTCTTGTAAAAATATTTTTTACAGCTAAAATATACAAAATATGATTATAATGAGCATTTATAGGATTTGTTCTATAATCTTGTGGTTTTGGAGGTCCTTTAGCTATCATCATAACTTCAACTTTTTTTAGAGTATCAAATCTTGTTTTTTGATCGAAAGTCATAGGAACAATAATAGGATCGTGATTAATAACTTGCGGATAATCAGATACATTACCTGGAAAATAAGAAATAATTCCTTCTAGACTTTCTTTTGAAAATATATCTTCTATATTATTATCGAACAATTCTTTTCTTAAATGCCCTGTTTCTATTATGTTAGGAAACGTATCCTTCTTTAAAAGATTTCCAAGTATAGCCCATTCATAAATTTTATCGTATATAACAGTTCCAGAAAGAATTAGAACCCTTGCATTCGAGTTTAAAATCTGGTTATAAAGACTATAAGGATTGAGTGTAATATTTTTTGCTCCATTTATTAAGTTATGAGCTTCATCTATAATAACCAGACTATTATTAAAGTCCAATCTTTTTATAGTTTCAAAAATACTTGTATTATAGGTTATAAAAGTATAATATTTTTTTAAGTTGTTTTTAATTCCGCACAAAGTACAATACTCATATGTGAAATTTTTTCGCAAAGAACCAGGGGTACAAACAAAGACACGTTCAATAAGCTTTCTTTTTATCATTTCTTCGGCTATTATTATACTTGCACAGCTTTTTCCAGATCCTAATTTATGGTATAGAAGCAATCCTCGGTGTGGTGAACGCAAAAAATAATTTTTAATTGCTTCCTGATGTGGTAGAGGAGTAAATTTTACTAAATTATCAACAACGCATGCTTCTTTTCTCACACCAGTTCCAATAGTCTTAACTGTTGTACTAGTATTTTTCATATATTTATATTTATTAATATAAATATATTTATTGTTAAAATTAATTTTTAATTTTTAATTTTTCTTTTTTCTTTTTTCTTTTGCTACGTTTAATCTTGAATTTACTTTTAGAAACTCTTCGTTTCTTACTTTTAAATTTGTTTTTAACTCTTCTACTCCTCCGGCTCCTTTTTTTCGGCTTCTTTTTTTCTCCTTCATCATAGTTTTCTCCTCTTTTTCTTTTCATTCCCACTAGAATATTTACTATATCTTTATCACTTACATTATCACATTTTTTTAAAACGTCATTAATATAACCAGACATAGGTATCCACGTTAAATCTAATTCTGATGGATCAACTACATCTGGCTTTAAACCATATTCTTCATAATATTTAACAAGTTTTAAGTTATCTAAAGCCTTACATATTATCTTTGCCTTTTGATTTAGAGATAAACTAGACAAATAATGTTTATAAGAAGACTTTATATTTTCAAATATCCAGTTGTCTATTTCTTCTATAGAGAAAACAGATAAAATTTTATCAACTTCTTCTTCAGATGCACAATATCCACCCCCAGCATTTAATTTTAGTATAGTTGTTTTTGCATCTATAATTTTATTATCTATAAGTAAATTAATAGCATAACATAACATTTTTTTTCCAAGACCTTTTGATAACTCTATTTCTTCTTTTGTTGCATATTTAGATCTCACATTTGATTTACTTGAATAAACATAAAAAAAATCTAAACTTATATAATCTTCAGTTTTTACTTCGTTAAAATTTATTTCTAAAATCCCTATCACATTTGACTCATTTTTTATTTTAAATTCTGTATTAGGATAATTTTTCGGATAAGGAATTATTATCTCTAAAGAACCATCTTTAGTATCAAATTTTTGTATCTTTATTTCTAAATCTAACTTTTTTATAGGAAATACTGACATTTATTAGTAACAAGTTTTTATTCATTTCGAAAAATTAACTTATCTATAGTTGTTCTCACGCAAAAAAGTCTGTGTAATATTATACCAAGTATAAATAGACTTAAAGAAGTTATAAAGAAAATAGACAAGAATGTCGCCTCTAATTTAATAGCATATTTAAAAAATATCGCAAACAGAAAGGCGAGAACGATAGTAGATAAAACATCTACGATAGCTATGTTAAAAATTCTTATTGAATGTACACCTTTTCCAGGTTCTCCTAGTGCATTTGCATACTTACATAAACCACTACTCATTTTTATACTAACGAATATAATTATTTAAAGTTATTTTTATAATGTAATAAAAATGAATTATTATACATACGAAAATCGTAGGATTTTTTTTGGTCCTATTGCTGGTATCGCTGAATCGGTATGTATGCAACCACTTGACACTTTAAAAGTTCTTAAACAATCGAATCAATATGTCGATTTTTATCATCACATTAAACAACCAAAAGTTTTATACAAGGGACTAACTCCATTTACTTCCCAAATGTTTGTTAAATATTTTTTAAGATTTACAACATTTGAAGTCTTTAAATCAAAAACTGACAATATGGGACAAAATTTTGTAGCTGGAATAGGTGCTGGAATTGTTGAGTCTTTATTTATAACTCCTTTTGAACTTGTTAAAACAAATTTACAAACAACTCAAAATAAAAGTCCTTTGGCAGTTATAAAAAAATTATATAATACAAATGGTATTATAGGATTATATCGTGGATACTCATCAACATGTATTAGACAAAGCACAAATCAAGCTTTTAATTTTTCTGTATATTATAAATTACGAAATTTTTTTATTAAAGAGAATGAAAAGCCAAATATTTTTAAAATAGTATTCGCTACATTATTGAGTAGTTCTATTGGTCCCATACTGACAAGTCCAATTGATACTATAAAAACTCGTTTTATGAATCCGAAATATAATTATAAAAATGTTTTTGAGGCTATAAAAGATATTATCAAAAATGAAGGTGTTTCAACATTTTATAAAGGTCTTGGATTTAGATTAATAAGAGTATCGGGAGGTCAGGTTATAACTTTTTGCGTTGTAGAAAACTTATTGTATTATACAAAATAATAAATTTAAATCTCATCTATTGCAATAATTCTTTTCAAATTTCCTATACCATTTAAATACTTTAATAAATTAGCTCTATTAAGGGCTTTTACTCTTGCAAGATGATAATATATATTAATTCCATTATCGTCTTCATCCATAACTGATTCTAAATTGATAATTAAATTACCATATTTTGATTTTTTAAAATTTGGAGGCGAATAATACTCTACAGCAACTTCGTACTCTTTAAATCCTTTTACTGGAGACTTTCTTCTACTACCACCAGATCTTCTAGCGGCGGAACTTCTACCGGCGGACCTTCTACCACGGGACTTTCTTCTACTACCGGATCTTCTTCTAGATCTACAACGTTTAGCAGCTTTAGACATTTTCTTAGATAGCTTTTTCAATTTTTTTGAAATTCTTTTTGACATCTTAGCTAGGTTCAAATATTTCTTAGATCTACATTTCTTCTTGCTCTTTGCACTTTTTCTAATTTTTCTGCATCTTCCAGTAGATTTATTTCTAGAATATCCTTTTTTACAAGATTTACGTTTAGGCATTTTTAATTTAAAGAAGAAAAAAAAAATTTAATAATTAAAAAATTAAAAAATAGTATTAAAATATACAATATTTTATACCATAATTATAGTATAAAATATTTTCGAATAATTATTTATTTCCTACCGCCAGACTTTCTTTTACTAAGATATATTCTTCTTCTATCTCGTGATAAAATAGGACATCTAGTATAATCTCTACATTTTGATTTTACCATACATTTCACACCTACACATGCACATCTACTAGTTTTTGGACATTTTCTTTTCTTTTTAGAATTCTTTATTTTACTGATTCTCCTACTTCTAGATTTCTTTCTACCTCCTGTCTTTCTCCTTCTAGATTTTTTCTTTCTATTTCTGGATTTTCTTCTAGACCCAGCATCACCTCTATTACTTTTTGACTTTACCGATATAATATTTATTATATCTATGCTTAAATTTTTTTCTATAGCTATATCTAGCGCTGTTTGTCCTTTACTATTTCGCAAATTAATATCGGAACCTCTTTCTAATAACATATTTACAGCTATAATATTACGTCCTCTAGCCGCGTACATAAGCGCTGTCATTCCATCATTATTTTGAATATTAATATTTGCACCTGCTGTTATTAACGCATCTACTATATCTATATTAATTTTCTTTCGAATTGCAAAAATAAGAGCTGTATCTCCAGAATAATTTTTATAATCAAGGTCTGCTCCTGCTTTTATTAATGCATTTACTATGTTTATATCATCTGTGATATTATAAGCTGCATATATAAGAGCTGTATTTCCATACGAATCTACTATATTAGGGTTCGCATGTGCTGTCAATAATAAATTAACTATATATAGATAATTTTGCATAACAGATATAATAAGAGCTGTTTGTCTAACAGAATCTTGAATATTAATATCGACACCTAATGTTATTAGTTCTTTTATAATTCTTATATCGCCAGTTCTTGCAGCATTTAATAATAAGGAATTTTTTTTTTCAATTGTGGTTGACATATCTAAGTCGCCTAAAGTTCCACAAATTTTTTGCTTTCCATACCATTTAGAAAAACAATCCGTTGCTTTTTTGGTATTTTCAGTTGAATTTATATATCTCGGATCGGTATTACCAAATTTTCTAAATTTATCTGGATGATTTAATAACATCCATTTGCGATAAGCTGTATCATCAGTTATCGAATTTTTATCTAGAAAATTTTTACACTCTATACAATTGTTCATTTTATTTAGTATAACATTAAATAAAATCTTTTATTTGGTTTTTTATTCTATATCATTATTTTCTTTTACTCCTTGACTTTCTTCGTTTTTTACTTCCTGACTTTCTCCTAACTGACTTTTTCCTAACTGAATTTCTTCGTTTTTTACTTCCTGACTTTCTCCTAACTGACTTTTTCCTAACTGACTTTCTCCTAACTGACTTTCTCCTAACTGACTTTCTCCTAATAGACCTTCTTTTAACCGACTTTCTTTTAATTGACTTTCTCCTAACTGACTTTCTCCTAACCGACTTTTTTCGTTTACCCCCAGCATCACCTCTATTACTTTTTGATTCTTCGGCTCCTCCTTCTTCTTCATTTTCATCTTCATTTTCTTTTTCTTTTTCATATTCACCAAATGCTGTACTTAATACTTGCGCCAAAATATCATAAGGTGCATCTATATTATTATGATAAAATCCAATTAAAGGATCATTTTCATTTGGTGATGAATTTATTGTTTGACTTTTAACATAAGAATTCATTGCTATTAGTTGTTTATATATGTTTTCTGCTTTTCTTAGTATATCTATAATTTCTTGATTACCTTGTGTTATAGCTATATCAAGAGCTGTTTCATCTAAATCATTTTTTAAATTAGTATTTGCACCTTCTATTATAAGTAATTTTACTATATCTTTATAACTATACCGCGAAGAAATCATAAGAGCTGTAAATCCATCAGCATTTTGAAAATTAATATTTGCACCTGCTGTTATAAGTAAATTTACTATATCTTTAGAACCATGTCGAGAAGCATATATAAGAGCTGTCTCTTCAATATTATTTATTATATTAACATCTGCTTTTGCTTTTATAAGTATATTTAATATTTCTATCTGATGAATATCTTCATCTTCATCTTCATCTTCATCTTCATCTTCATCTGTATTTACAACTTGTCTACCAAAAATAGCTAATATAACAGCTGTATTTCCATAATCATTCCGTAAATTAATATTTGCACCTGCTCTTATAAGAGAGTGTACTATCTCTGGATGACGATATTCAACAGCAATCATAAGAGCTGTATTTCCATCATTATTTTGTAAATTAATATTTATACCTGCTGTTATGAGTTCATTTACTATATTTGTATAACCATACTGAGAAGCAATCATAAGAGCTGTATTTCCATCATTATTTTGTAAATCAACATTCACATCTGC